TACGAATGTAATTAATAGAATTATTTTGACATTTTTTTCATTCAAAAAGTTTTGAAATAATTCTGTTTGTGTAATTTTTTCGGGAATCTCCTTATTTTCTTCTTTAGATAAAATAACACTTCCTTTGCTAGAAGTTTTTATCTCTTCTACTGGGGTATTATTTAAATCGCTTAGTTTACATTCAAAATTAGACATTTAATAGTTACGACACATTTAAATACTTTTTTTTTAAACGAATACTTTTTTTTAAAAATTAATTTATTTATCTTATTATAAATGGGAATAAGCAATCTTGCTGTAGACACTTTTAGTTCTTCTGGATCGCAATCTGTAACTAGAACTAACTCTGCAGACAGTTCCAGACAAATTACATCGGACTTCATATCTAGACCTCCGTTGAAGTATATTAATGGATCTGGTACTACAGTTATTAGAGGAACACTTGCGTCCTTACCATATTCAGATAGTTCAGGTATTTTTAACGTCGATACATTTCGTATTCCAAACAACATCGATGCCATTAGTGAGATGATTTTAAACTGGACCGTTATAATTTCAGCACCAACCGCTGCATACGATTGTAGCGGCATATATTATTCTAAAACTTTACCTTTAGATTTTATAGATTATATAGATATCAAAGTTGGAGGTCTTATAATTCAAACTATGTATCCAGGAGATATATATATGAGAAATTATTCAGAAACCGGCGTCCTAACTAATACTGAAAATACATTTAATAACAAGGTAGCTTATTTTGATACTGGAAGTATTATAGGTCATCAGACTGCAAGCGCAGAAACGCTTAATTTTTCTTTGCCATTACCATTTATTGGCAAAAGTAAAGACAAGGACAGGAGTTTTTTACAGACTGGAATGGCAAACAATACTCTAACGGTTGTGGTTAATTATAGATATTTTTCACGACTAGATGTTTCTGGAAATCTAAATATAATTCCTCTATTAAATAATAGGGGAGTTGCTGTAACTACGAGACTAGAAACTAATCTCGTTATTCAAAATCATATAATTACACACACTGAAAAAAATTTTATGAAACAAAACGTCGTAAATAGAGTACTTAACACATCATCGAATATATATAGAGACCCACTTAGATATCCCATTTCTTCAACAACAGAATTTTCACGCTTAGTTTTAGATCTCGATTCGATTAATCTTAATGTAACTCATATTATGCTCTGTTTACATGTAGGTATTTTAACTGATACTACTACTACATTACCAACGCATTATACACGATTCAATCGGGGAGGAGTAGATGTTAGTTCTGTTAGAATTTCTGAACTGATTGACGCGAGTGCCAATAATGCATTCTCCGCCGGAGACACCGGCAATGGTATATACACTACTGGACCTAGACGTTTAAGTTCTTCGTGGGGAGAAGCAGTATTAGATGTTAGCGGAACATCAACTAATGTTATTGGAACTGTTGGGCAAATATCAAACCCAGATGTTTTGGGGGTTTTTAATGGTTGGTTAAGCTCAGCTGAACTTGTATTAGGAAATGAAACTACGGGAGTAATTCCGGTAACTTCTATGAATTCTAATCAGGAGGAATTTGGATTAAAAAACGAATTTAAAAATTTTTATATAATAAAACTTGCCGATACAGCATTTGGAACGGCCGGAATTCCATTTTCAAGAATTAAAAATAAAACGTTAACCGTTAATATTTTTAATAAATTTTTATCTAACACTCGATTTGGAGTTTTAAGTACTACAACTCGACGACCAACTCTATACGTGACAGCGTGCGGGACCACTTTACAAAATATTACTAACAATTTTACGACTTTTTCTTATATTTAAGTTTGGATTCTTTTTATTAATTTTTGGTTTTGTAATTTAGTTTTTTTTTAAACTTTTAATTACGTATTAATTTTAAAATTATTTTCTTTTATATATTATAAATATGTCTGGAGCAACTGCGGCGCACGCATCTTACAATGGGTCTGGAACTCAGGGCATAGCGGTAACTAACAAACTTAACGATACGGGGGATATAACTTCCGTGTTCTGGAATAAGGATAACAATACCAAGCAATTATTACACGGGGCATCTCTAATTGAAATCCCCGCTTCTGGAAGCGGAGCCGCTCCAGGTGGAACTTTTACTTTCACTTTAAATAGTGATATGGATGCTATTGGAGATATGTATGTAATTGCTACATTAACAGTTCCGGCCGGTGGAACTCTCGCAATTAGGAAAGAATACGGTTTATTAAGTATGATTAATCGAGTAGAATTTCATTGTGGTACACAGATATGGCAGACTCTAGAAGGAGATGATATAATCGCTCTAAATTCTACCGAACTTTCGGAAGGTGCATATGAAAAGTTCGTATTATCGTCTGCTGGATATATTACAGATACATCATTCAATAGAGATTTTTCGGCGGTATCCCTTGGTAATGCGGCTGTAAACAGGGTTTTAAGTTTTAAAGTTCCGCTATTAACCAGAAATTTAGCACCCATGTTTAATAATTATTCTAATATTCGTGAAGACGGGTTTCTAACTGCTGCTGCTCCAAACCAGACTATTAAAGTTAGAATTTTTACTAATACAGTTCAAGACATGTCGTCGAATTTTAATGTTACTACTAACACATCTCCAACTCTAGATTTAAGATTATTTGGGACACATTTGGTCATGTGTAATGAAGAACGCGAGAAAATTAGAAATATGCCTGGAGGACTTGCTAAGCGAGTTAAAATAACTCAAAATGCGACAATATCGTCATTTCCACTCCCTAAATCTGGTATAACTACTGCTACTATCGACTGCGATCATTTTTCACTATATGCTTCGCATTTAATTATTCAAATTACTGATGCGTCTGTTTTCAAGGACGCACAAATGGGTGAAACGCCATCCGCTACTGCCAATAACTACTGTTCTATAGTAGACGCTGATTTAAGATTAAATTCGACATCTTATTGCGGTAAAGTAACTGGTGCGTTAATGACAGGGCCGTTAGCTGAAACTATAGGATTATATGTAAACTGTTTCTTCTCTAGAAGCGTAGCGGGAGTTAGAACATTTTCCTATGTTTTCCCGTTAGCAAATTTCGCATATTCGGGATCGGGGGTTCCATTAAATAGATTCGATAATATTAGACTCGTTCTAAGAATTGCATACGACAATCCAAATGTAGCTGTCACGGATGAACTTCTAAAAATATCTGTTACATGTGTAGGAGAGAGCACTGCTTTGTATAAACAGGGTGCGGCATCGATTTCTATGTATTAAATTAAAAGTTAAAAAAGTTAAAAGTTAAAAATTCAAAGTTAAAAGTTAAAAGTTAAAAATTAAATAATTAAAATAATTTTAAAATTAATACGTATTAATTTTAAAATTATTTTCTTTCCTATATAATAAATATGTCTGGAGCTGTTGCCGCACACGCTGCCTATAACGGGGCAGGAACTCAAGGACTTGCCGTAACAAATAAAATAAATGATACCGGCGATATAACTTCAGTTTTCTGGAATAAAAACGACACGACCAAACAGTTGTTACATGGTGCTAATTATGTCGAAGTTCCTCCCCAGGGAATTTCTGGAAGCAGTTCCAGAAATACGATTAATTTTGACATTAATAACGACGTAGATTGTATAGGTGATATATTTTTAGAACTTATTGTAGACATGTCTGGTACAACTTTTGCCTCTACTACAGACTCGTTTGATTTATTAGACGCTATCGCAAGGGTAGAATTTATGGTAGGTACTCAAATTTGGCAGACGTTAGAATACGACGATCTTTTGGCTTTATATCATTCCGAAGTATCTGAGGGATTCTATCGCCAGCTTGCTTACCAGCAGTCTGGACATATCTGCGATATTAGCAACGCGTCAAATTTTAGAATGGAATCGAATATTAGAACTAGCACCGCATCTTCCGCTCAGTACATGTGTGTAGTTCCTCTTAAATTATTAACAAAGACGATAAATGCTAAATTACAAAACTTTTCTGAGCATTCAGAAGATGGTTATCTGATGGCCGCGGCGCCAAATCAGCAGGTGCGTATTAATGTATATACAAACGCTGCTTCGGCTATTAATCCTTCGGCGAGAAATATTACTGTAAGATTATTTTCAAGAAACATAGTTATGTGCGAAGCGGAGAGGCAACAATTAGCTTCTATGCGGATAGTTAAAAAAATTAAAATTACACAAAATGCTCTAATAAGGCCAATACTTACAAATACGGAACACACCATTGTTTTGGACCATTTCTCTTTGTATGCATCTCATTTAGTAATAGTAACTACGATACCTTATTATAGATTATCTACAATGGAATTACTTTTGAACTCAACTACTTATTCTGGACAAATGCCCGTAAAGCTTCTACGAGTCTGTGGTTCGGCAATGGGCTTATATTCTAACTCCCCCGATCACTCGGTAGGCTTTGATAATAAAACTTACTATATATTTCCATTAGCATCAACAGCCTATGGCGGTTCGTGCGTACCATTAAATCGTTTCGATAATATTCGTCTTATTGTAACAACTCAGCTCGGAACTATTCCGGCGTTATCGTCTACGTATAACGTCGCCGACGCCACTCACACAATCAGTGTCACAGGCGTTGGCTATACTACCGCATTGTACGCTAATGGCGCAGCGTCTGTTGCTATGTATTAAAATGAAGATATTAAAATGAATAAATTAAAATGAATAAAATACGTATTAATTTTATAATTATTTTCTTTGTTATATAATAAATATGTCTGGAGCTGTTGCCGCGCACGCTGCCTATAACGGGGCAGGAACTCAAGGACTTGCCTCAACAAATAAAATAAATGATACTGGAGATATAACTTCAGTTTTCTGGAATAAAAACGATACAACCAGACAGTTGTTACACGGTTCTTCTTACATCGAAGTGGTATCTTCTGGTTCAACTGGCAGAACAAATAATTTCGGATCGTCTAGAATTTTTACCCTTAACAACGATATAGACGTACTCTCGGATATTTTTCTTGATATAGATTTCGCGCTCGATTTGTCAGCTACAATCTTGAGCGGTGCGAGTGATTCAGCTTATGGAATGAGAATGTTAGATTTCGAAATGCAGCCATCTTTCGCTTATCAGGTAATCGATAGAGTAGAGTTTATGGTTGGTACTCAGATTTGGCATACATTAACGGGTGACGATATAAGAGTATTAAATTATACATCTAGAACAGAAGGTGCTAATTATACACACGGACAAAGTTTAACGTCCGAAAGATTTTTTTCGGGAATTCCTACAAGCGGAACGGGGGTTCCAGTAGACGCCAGTTCCCTGTCAATGGGACCCTTATCAACTCTCACAGGAGCGCCTTTACGTTCCGAAATAGTTAGAACAATTGTATGGATACCCGCTTTATCTTCTAATGTACATGAAAACATGACCTCCTTTGCGAACCTTTCCGAAAATGGATATCTTATGGCCGCGTCTCCTCAGCAGTCTGTAAAAATTAAGGTAACCTTTAAATCCAATGCTATTCCTGGATACATCGATTCTAGTTTTGCCTTTGTAGGGAGTGAAGAGTATCTCGACGAAGTCACCGGCGCAGCAACTACTTATCCGTTATTCACCCTTGAGTCTTTCTTCGGACCATTTGAAGGTGGAATGTATTTATTCGGTGGGGGGAACATTACCCCTATTCATTATCCATTCAAATGGATGATATTCGATCCTAGCGGAACATCTCGACAGCCCCTTGACACAAACGAGCAAGCTGACGGAAGAGGTATTAGTGTACGCACTTCAATTTCTTCGGTAAGAATGTTTGCCAAACAAATTATGTTATGTAAAGAAGAAAGAGACCAAATTAGAAATATTCCTAACGGTCTTCCATATAGAGTCAAAATGTCGCAATCCGTTAGAGCAGCTCTTCCTACTACAAATGAAGTTACAATAGACTTAGATTCTTTCTCTTTATACGCGTCTCATTTATTAATAAGTGTAGACATGTCAACTAATAGAATTGTTCGAGATGTAGAATTAAAACTTAATAATTCTTCATTTTCTGGAGCTCTTCCGTTTTCACTTCTAACAAATAATATGGCAGAAGCTTTACACGTTAATACACCACCTTCTATAATCAATGGCCACGTATCCTTTAACAATAGAATTACTTATTTCGATTCTACCGCAATAGATGCTAGCATGGCATCAACTGGAGAACACCCGATGTTGGTATTCCCATTGGCATCCACCGCGTATTCTGGTTCGGGAGTACCTCTAAACAGGTTTGATAGTATCAGATTAACAATAAGATTTACTGGAACACCTACTTCGTTACCAATTTATGCGTTCTCAGGAAAAACTTCCGGAATAACTGTAACTTGTGTAGGAGAGACAACAGTTCTTTATAAGGGTGGAGCAGCAACTCTTGCTATGTATTAAAAATGAAGATATTAAAATGAATCGAATAATAATGTAGATAACAATTTATATAAAATTTTTACATCGAACTTATAAATTTCCAGTTTAATTCTTTACATATACATTTCCATATAGCGTCTTGTTCATACATTTTTTCCCGACTTTTAAGAAGAGGGAAATACTTTAAATATTCATTTTTTTCTAAAAGTTGAAAAAATTTATAAAGAGTA